TTTTTAAATAGTTAAACTAATAATATAAAGTTTATATTCATATTTATATATGATATTTGAATGGTTTCAATCGTTGACTATTTTTATACTTTTTTTTCTATTTTTGTCTGTCAATTTGTTTGCAGGTAGTGTACAAAATATCAAAGATAATTGGATAAACTATCGGTGTACACCGATAATGTTGCCCTTTGCAGGTTTTGTTGCACCGGACGGAATAAGTACTTCCGATAATTTTTCCTATTGTATTCAAAATATTATGACTAGTTTTGCACCAACGATAACCCAGCCCTTTAATTATTTGCAAACCATGACGATGGATATGATAGATTCTATTAATACCAGTAATGAAAATACTACAGACCAGACATCGTCGATTAAAGATAGTACAGCAGGTATTATTGCAAGTTTATATGCAGTATTTATAAATGTTATTATTGAATTTAATATTATTGTCATTAAATTGGTGGATACACAAGGAAAAATGTCAGGTATTATGGCAACTATTATGCATATCATGACATCGGTACAATACACGTTCCAATCGATGTGGGATGGTATTCCTGGAAAGATGATACAAACCATTGGTAAATTAATGTAGCCAATTTATAATTATAATGTATATGGATGTAGATTCTAAAATAGTATCCATGTATGAGAACATTGGATATTTAGGAATGTATGGAAAAGATGTATTAATTACTATAGGTATATTTGCAATTGTATTGGGTATAGTATCTTTTGCTAGTTACAAAGCAATTATAAATCAACTAAAATATAATTGGAACACCAAGAAGTGTAATCCAATTATTATGCCTTTTGCAGGACTTATTATGCCTGTTCCAGGTCAAACTACATCTGAAACTACATTTGAAAATTTCAATTACTGTATTCAACAAGACATGTCTGCTGTTTTTGCTATTATTATGATGCCTTTTGAATTTATACTTTATCTTATTATTACTTTTTTAGATACGACATTAGAATTGATTATGGCTGTAATTAATGAATTAGCATGGATTAAAAATCAAATAAGTGGAATTTTTGAAAATTTGTACGACAAAATTGTAAACTTTATTATTCCTGTTGTTGAAATTATAGTAAAGATGCGAGACATGTTAGGTAAAATGAACGGAATTATTACAACTGCACTATTTACTATAATGAACATTTACAACCTTACAGTTTCAGGCCTGGTTAATATTATAAATATTTTGATTGGATTACTTATTGCGTTAATAGCAACATTGTTGGCTGCAATGGCTGCTGCGACACTATTATTTCTTGTTCCAGGTGGGGTTGCTGCAGCTACTGCTCTTCAAGCATCCGCATTAGTTGTTATATTGGGTATTTTAACACCTGTACTTATTATTTGTGTAATTATGCATCATGCAACTGATGATATATTTAATGCAACTAGTGAAACTCCTCCTGATAATCCATTTACATAGTAGTCTAATATGAAATGTAGATGAGACCATACAATTGACGTTTGCTAATAGGAGTAACAGGTTGGCATAATTTATTAAAGTAGCTTTGATATCTGTGAATAGAGATTATGGAACATAATCGAGGCAAATTAATTTTCTTATTACATTGAACGCGAGACATTACATAGTATTTTTCGTAACCAAACATATTTTAATCTTTATAAAGTATATGAAATTGACTTGTTGGTTATTATTTTTATTAGTTATAGTATTGCTAAATGCAACACAAGAAGGATTTGCAAATAATTCGATGAATTTATTTGCAAACAAAATGAGTCCGTTTTGTAAATCCAGCTATAGTTCTGAATCTGGATTTATATGTTTAACTGACCAACAAAAACATATATTAGATACTAGAGGTGGTAATCGAACGATAGATGCGGATTGACCTTATTTTTTAGGAGTCATATATTTGCCAAATTTGCGAATAGGTTTGAATAATTTTCTAGAATTTTTATTTTTGTAATGTTGCTGGAGTAAAGTTAAACCTAATGGTAACACACTTGCGGATGCAGCGTTGGCTAACGCACCATAACCCCCACGGCGGGACTGTCTCTGTCTCTGGCTTTGGCTTCGGCTTTGGCTTCGTCTAGAACGTCTAAAGGACTTTGATGTCATATATAATATGCAGAAAATATTTCATTCGTATAATATAAATTAAAATACAAAGAGTTAATATAAAATGAATAAATAAAAACAAGGCGATATAAAATATAAAAGGTTTACTTTCTTCTAAAATAAGTTCGCCGATTGGATGAATCATTTGTTTTATTGTTTTTTTAATATCTTCACGATTCAAAAAATCTACATATTTAGATAACATACTATACGTATTTTTATAATTGCGTGTATTCGCACATATAAAAATACACAGGGTGTATATGACAATTTATCAACCTGATATGAATTTTGATTTTTCTAACTTACATTTATCACAACCTATCGTAACTGCCAACGGAAGTTTTTTTTCAAAAATAAACGTAACTTCTGCAGATGAATCATTATTTATTTATACGCCTAAAAGTGTTACTAAACAAGGTATCATAACTACTAAAGATAAAATGTATACAGATTTATCATTTACTTCTTCCAATACGAATATGATTCAATGGATATCTACTTTAGAAGAACGATTACAACAACTTATTTATGAAAAAAAAGATACATGGTTTGCTACTGAAAATATTGAATTAGATGATATACAAAATGCATTTGTTCCTATTATCAAAATTTACAAAAATTCAAATTATGTGTTACGGTCGTATATACACCAATCTAAATATCAACTTAAGGGAGAACCTTTATTGATTTACAATGAAAATCAACAACCATGTACTTTGCAAGACATTACAGAAACAACGCCTATCATTACTATTTTAGAAATACAAGGAATTAAATTTAGCCAAAAAAGTTTTCATATTCCTGTAGTTATTAAACAAATCATGTTGTTCCAAAAAACATCTTTTACGCAATGTTTAATTCCAAATAAAGAAACCACAGAATCTTTAGAAAGTCGGCAAGAGCCAAAAGAAGAGCCAAAAGAAGAGCCAAAAGAAGAGCCAAAAGAAGAGCCAAAAGAACCAGATATTAAGTTGATTGAAGTAGATACCAATAGTTTAGAAGATGCAATTACCATAAAAAATCCAATTGAGCAATACAATGAAATTATTAAAAAAATAAAACAATCTTCGTTGGAAGCCCAAGAAGCTTATTTAATCGCCAAAGAACTTAAGCAACAATTTAATATTGAAGAGGAATTACCAATATTATGATTTTTTTTTATATATTTTTATATAATGAAAATGGCAAAAATGGATAATGTTGTAATGGTTTTAGCAATCGGTGTTTTCAGTTGGTTATTATATGGTTATTCTCAACGTAAAAATACCAATTTCATGTCTTCTTTAGGTAATTCGGGCGGAGATAGTTATTCCGTTCCCTCCCCAAATCATTTAGGACAAAATAGTGAATTTGCAAAAGCAGGTGGTGTAAAAACAAGTACATATGGTCTATCTACATCTCCACAAATGATGGACGACCCATCTCTCTTACTACCTAACGACACCAATAAAGAATGGGCTAACTTGAATCCTCAGGGCAACGGTAACTTGAAAAATGCAAACTTACTTAGCAGCACTTTTTTAATTGGTGCGGATACAGTCGGCTCTACCAAAAAGAATATGAATTTACAACTTCGGTCTGAACCAATCATTCCTCAGAATACAATGAATACTGGGCCATGGCAACATTCTACCATCGACCCGGACCTTATGCGCAGACCATTAGAAATTGGCCAAGGTGCCAATTAATATATTCATAATGATTATGGATATGATGTACATTGTAATCCTTATTATGATTATTATAGGGTTTACCTATTATTTAAATTCAGATACCTTTAATTTAAAATGTGTTATTGCCAAAAGGGATGGAAATACCTATTGTGTTAGAGATTCGGACCGTATTCAACAAAGTGCAGAACTACTTGCGCAAGCTACTGATCGAATGAACCAAATGGTAGAGTATTTGCATGAAAAGTATCCAAAAGATAAACGTGTAGAAAGGTTAGTAGCTAATTTTAATCCAAAACGAATTGTAGAAACATTACCTACCAGTGAATTTACGGCATACAGTGAAGGTAAAGGAGCTAAATTAGCATTTTGTTTACGAAAACACAAAAATGAAATGAAATTAATTGACATTAACACACTTACTTTTGTGGCGTTACATGAATTATCGCATTTAATGACAGAATCAATTGGTCATCATCAAGAATTTTGGACAAATTTTAAATTCATGTTGAAAAACGCTGTAACCGAAGGATTATATACACCAGTGGATTATGCAAAACACCCTACTGATTACTGTGGATTAATGATTGATGACAATCCGTTATTTTAGGAATAGATTTTATACAGTTATACTATGATAAAATCTATTAAAAAATATGACAAACAATACACAGATTTTTTAAGAATTTTTAATCCTTATTCTAGTTTCCCTTACAAACTACATCCTGATATACCAAAATTTGACATTGTTGCTTACAATCAAAATCCAAACCATCAATTTGTCTACGATAAATTATTTGTCGCCACTTCACAAACCATGGCAGCAGGTACACTCCAAGATGCAAAAGAAGCACAATATCCCATTTTTATTAAACCTCGTTATGGTCACAAAACGGCTTCCAGTAAAGACTGTTACAAAATTGCTTCTCCGGAAGAATTAAAACCTTTTTTAAATAAAAAAGAAATGATGTGGTCTGAATTTGTGAATGCAAAAGAAAGCATGACCGATTTCTTTTTAATCAACGGAGAAATTGTATATCAAGTTACGTATATTTATTCAGAAAAACAAAATGGGTTTGCTGACGATTGGAAATTTATATCTCCGGACAATGAACCTCCTCCTGAAATAGTAGAATGGGTCAACCGTTACATGGTTGGGTATACTGGCCCTGTGAACGTGCAATATAGGTCCACCAAAATCATTGAAGTGGGTCTTCGGTTTGCTCGAAGTGGTATTTATTTAGAAAGTACCCACAACGAAAAACTCATTTCCACTATTAACCGTGCATGGGAAACCAAAACATGGACGTATAAAAACGAATCTGATTTACGATTCAAACCTTATTACAGTTTTAAATGCTGGTCTGCATTCCCCATCCTATGTTTGTTGCCGCAACATTTTGTGGACATGGTCATGAAATACAATGGATGCATGCCCTTTTATGAATATTATTTTGAACCCACTGGAAAAAGAAGTATAATCTTTTTTCAGTTTCTGCACGAAGATTTTGAAAAAGGTATGAAAACAAAAAAACAACTAGAAACCTACATGTACATACTTTCTATTTCTATCATGGTGTTAATACTCGTTTCAATTTATTTATTGTTAATGAAAAAAAATTATGAATATGCATTGTATATTGTATTTTTCTTTTTTCTGTTAGGGTTAGACAATTCATTGGATGTGTTGTGCAATCAAATTACACACCAAAAACAATTTGTTCTTTAGTTTTTCTTTAGTTTACCACGGCAAGAAATAAACCGAATTACGAGTTGTAACACGGTACCCACTACGAGTGGTCTCTAGCCGTTCCACCGAACTGGTCTCCCATCCTCGTCCATCTTCCAAATCACCTACGAATCGCAAGTAGCCGTCAGTCACTTCAAGGTTCCAGTTGTATAGATAGTACATCCTATTTTATCTAGAGGAATATCTTTAAGTTTTATAATAAATAATATTTAGTTACGGGTTAACTTTTTTACTAGCTCTATTTTGTGAAATAATATAATATTTATATATGACAACTTCGACTAAATTTACTGCTTCTGAAATTGACGAATTTTCTGACTTTGACTTCTCACTTTGCCACGGGCCGTATTTTTATTGTCGATACTGTACCCCTATACGTCGAATCGGAGCCTGACCAGCTCATTATAGAACATTGTAATAACATATATGAAGAAATATGGAGAATATCCATTAACAATCCTATTAATTATTTACAAATGGATTCCCATAGTCTTTTTTAGGTGATTCGGGAGAATACAACACAGAGTTATCCGATGATTCTGGAGAATACAACACAGAGTTATCTTCAACTGGTGAATTAAATGGAATGGGCGATGCTGGAGAATACAACACAGATTTATCTTCAACTGGTGAATTAAATGGAGAATCAATCATTTCTTCTTGTTGTTCCATAGTTAAGGGTGATTCTCTAGTTACATGTGGTTTTCTATTTCTATTTTTTTTAGTATAAACACAAAGACCCGATGGTTTATGGTGGCGGTATGATTTTTTACAACGTTTACCTAATCTTTCGTAGGATTCATATCCTACAGGTGTTGGACTGGATAGTTTAGAAATACATAATCTTCTATTTTTATTATATCGATATGTTGGTTTGCATCGTTTTCCAGTACGACGATACGAACCAGAATTATGGGATGCTATAGGTGTACCTTGTTCTGTACGATGACACAAATTAGTAGATTTTTTGTACCTATATGTATTTTTGCAACGTTTTCCAGTACGCGGATGTGAATCCATAAAATATACTTATATTTTTATTTGAAATTATTTAAACCTATCTAATCCTACATGTTATGACTGGGTTAACCAATATTGGAAATACATGTTATTTAAATGCAACGTTACAATGTTTAGTTCATATAGATGAATTAAACATGTTTCTAAATCAACATAAGCCTACATCTATATTACTTCAAGAATACAACGACCTTCGACTATTAATGTTGCAAGACCATCAAAGTATCACTCCAACTAGATTTGTTAAAGTAGTTCATCATGTATGTAATGAAAAGAAAATGGATTTATTTACATCCTATGACCAATACGATTTATCTGAATTTTTACGATTTATGATAAACGAATTTCACGAATCCATGAAACAACATGTGCAAGTTCCTATTCCATCCCAAATGACCCTTATCGATAAAAAATGCGTAGAGATGATGATTCGTAATTATAGTAAAGATTTTTCATTTATTATCGATTATTTTTATGGTATTTCAGTATCTATTTTAGAAACAACCAAAGTTGAAAGTATTATTCCAGAATCTTTTTTCATGTTAGATGTACCTATTCCATCTGCACCTGCAGTGTCTATTTATGATTGTATTCAGTTATATGGGCAACCAGAATCGTTTGAATGGAAAGATGAAAAAACCAATACGTATATTCCAGCTACCAAACAAATACAATTTTGGAAATTACCCAAGCTAATGTTTGTTGTGTTTAAACGGTTTGATAATTTAAACCATAAAAATAATCAAATGATAGATGTTCCTTTTACCATTACTCTAGGTAGTGTTTCTTACAAATTGATATGTATATGCAACCACTATGGAAGTGTACACGGCGGTCATTATTCAACAGTAGTTAGAAAAGATACATGGGTTGAGTTTGATGATGGAAGTAAAACGCCCGTTCCAGACCATAAAGTGATTACATCCAATGCATATTGTTTGTTATTTAGAAAGAGTTAAGGAGAAATATGTGCTATATTGGCTAATGTAGAATTTATATGCCATTGAAATACATGTACTCGTGGAATTTTAGCAGGATTGTATTATTTTCAAATATTGTATAAATAAAAAATAAGGTAAATATATGAATCCGTTTATTATAATTATCCCAGTAGTTATTCTTATGCTTATACTTATTTTTTTAAATAATTCATATTCATCTATTGAAATATTATTATTTTTGTTTGTAATCATGGTTATTGGAGTTATTGGCACACAATATTTTTTTGGTGTTAATTTAACAGCCACTATACAAAATTTATTTAATAACCCTGAAATAGACATTGCGATTGTTCAACCTGCCTTGCCTACGGATAATTTATTAGACACGACTAGAAAACAAACATACCATGTACAAGGTAGGTTTGATTATTTGAACGCTAAAGCGGTTTGCAAAGCGTATAATGGACAAATTGCAAATATTAAACAAGTGATGGATGCTTATGAAAAAGGTGCAGAATGGTGTGATTACGGATGGTCGGATGATCATATGGCCTTGTATCCTACACAATACAAAAGTTGGAAATCGTACCAAGAATTAGGACACAAAGAACAGTGTGGACGGCCAGGCGTAAATGGTGGATACAACAACAATATTTTACAGAAATTGGGTGTGAATTGTTTTGGAAAAAAACCAAAATTAAACGGTCCAATGCCTAAGACAATATTACCTCCTGGAGTTGTCGATAAACGTGTTGAATATTGGCAATCTAAACTTGGAAATCTGAATGTGTCACCTTTTAATTACGATGCATGGAGCGAATAACTTATTGATTTAGTACTCTTATATGAACTTTCTTGTATAATCGAATGTTCCATAGTTTTAAGTATTTTGTCTCGATTTTCTGGTTCGAACGTTTCACCTAGATTTCATATTTTAACTATAGATTAAAAATATGAAATGGTTTTTTCTCACGGAGTTGAGAAAGTAGTACGTGCGTCTTTTCTGTAAAATGTGGGATTGGACGAGCTGGTCTAGGTTGTCATTGAAGATTGACGTTGTAGATAACTTGCCGAATCATCAAAATCTTCATCCTTTCATCGTTGGTGAACATCTCATGTAAGTACGTGGACATATTGTTTTAACTCATTTTTTGTTTATGTTTAGTTTCAATTTTAATTTACGAGTACGTCTACCTCCAAAACCTGGTTCACTAAATATTTTGTGTAAACCATTATTGGCAACAATATATGCGTTGATTAAATTAATTTTGTCGTCTTGTGACATTGATTCTACATTTTCATGCATTAAATAAAAAAGAGCCATAGAAATCATATTGGTATCTTGGCAAGAATTATTGGTCTTTATGTTGGATGATGTATCTTCTTGAACACGTTGAGATAAATATTGATAAAATGGAAAATATAAAGTGGACCAATCTAATTCTTTACTACAATCAGTAGAAAGAGATTTATCTGGTTGAAGAATACATTTTGTATCATTTTCACGTGCCATTTTTTCTCTACTAGGTGCATCGGATGTAGCTTTATCGCAATTTCCCAAATTTCCTTTGATGGGTAATTCATTGGCACAAGGTAACACAATGGGTGTGGACCAAGAATGTATTGTACCTGTTACAAGATTATCTGGAACAGATTTGAATATACCTAGCTGGTTGAGTATACTGTCTAACGTTTGATGGGTTCTAACTAAATCAGAAACGAAAAAGTGGGTAGGCATTTTTAACGGTGGAAAAGGGTCATTATCTTCCGTTAAATATTGATACAAATATTTACCGGCATTTTCTGCTTGTTGTCTACCTAATTGTGTAATCGATGTATCTAATTTTAAACCTAACGTGCTAGATACTCCTAAACTATTTTTTACATTGTGTTCTGCTTGACCATGCCTAATAATATAAAACGTATATTTTTTTGAAATATCAGGAAGTTTCATAATATTTTTTACAGTGTCATACTCTTTGACAAAAGTTGGATATTGAATATACCCAGGTTTACTAGATACTTCTTGTACGTAATAAGGTTTGTCTTTATCTATTTTACCTGATTCCTTATCAGACAATTCACCTTGATACACCATGGAAAGTTTCACTTTTTCTTGGTTCATTTCTAATTTTAAAATGGCACAATTCATGAACCTTACTTTGTCTTCGCTTTCATTTTGTTGAATACCATCGAGTAAACATTGAATTCGTGTGTTATGAGAAACAATAATCGACACAATTTCCTCATATTCTGTTTCATCGGGTTGTTCATCAATGTCCGATATACCTGGTACAAAGTTACCTCTCTTTCTTGTTTGTTGTTTTTTATATCGTTGTAATTGTTGGCCATATTGTTTGATATATGGTTCAAAAAGAGAAGCTTGCAATGGTTGTAACAATCGTTTAAATTCTTGTGTACCCAATGTATATTCAATATCATGCAAGTTAAGAACTCCAATATAAGGTTTATCTGAAGACTGTAATAAATACTCAATTACTTTTGTGTAATCAGATTTACGAAGTATTCTTTCTATAGATTCTAAAGTAAGTTTATTCGTTAATTTTGCAATAAATGCATTTTCAGGATAAAATTTTGGTATAATTAATTTTCCTCGTTGTTCCTCTGTTACTCTTTCTTCGTCTAATATTATTTGTCTATAAGCCATATCTTCATTCAATTCTGTAATAATGTAATTAAATAAAAATTTGCCACGCATAGATTGTTGATTTAGTTTTTTTAAAAAAGCAAGTATTATTTTGATAAATGTTTTTTCATTGGTTGGATTAGTTAATTGTTGTTTGATTACAATGATTTTATGTAATTCCTTTTTTTTCTCTCTTGATTCGTGTCTTTCTTGTTTTTTTATTCGTTCTTCCAGTTTATATTGATATTTATCTAATGCATCATCTTTGGATATAGGAACAATAGATTGTTTATGTTTTAATGAAGGCATTTCTTTTGGAGTTGTATCTCTTGTTAAATCCACTTTTTTCCATTGTTCTTCTATTTGTTGTTTAAGTTGTTCTGGTTGATTTCTATATTCTTTGTTTGCTTTGTCGTAAGCACGTGAATTTACATATTGAGTAAATTCTGATTTGATACACGGTTTTCCGTCTGGTGTTTTCAAACCGTTTGGAATAGGTGTTAATTTTTTATCGGATGGATATAAATGAGTTGGAATAAACCCACTATAGGCAGGGTCTGTCGACCAATAGTTTTGCCAATCATATTTATTATCTTCACATGATTTTATTGGAGATTCAGGGCAATCTCGTGGTTTACCTTGTTCGTTCAATAAGTTACCCTGGGTAGGTACTGCACCTCTCCAATTCATTGAACCTGGATATAAATAGGAAGAATCGTACAATGCATAAGGTCGGTTGTTTTGTTTATCTCTAAAATTTTCCCAATTTTTTCTCCAATCTTTTTTATTGGTATCACATGTTTTATTTTTGTTATCTGAAAAAAATGCACCCCCTTTATTTTTTCTTGTTTTCATATATAATATAGTTAATTAAATGTCTAAATTGACGGTATGTTTATCTGACTTTTTACGACGAGGTTTAATTAATCCATCTTTCATATCTTTCAATTCACTTAAACTTACTGTACTTGTTGCATCTTCAGATTGTTTTGGTTTCAACCCACTCAAAATATCATTGATATCGGTAGGTCCTCTCATGTCTGGTCGTTTATCGGGTTGCGCTCTATCGCGATTCACATAGGATGTATGCTGTGGGGGTGCACTTTGTGTGTTGGGCATTACGTTGTTCATGAATCCCGTAAATCCTGGATTTGTATTTCCCATGGAATTGACGGCAGCCTGTGTGAACTTTTGCATCAATTCTGGATTTTGACGCATAATGTCGTCCATACCAGGAAGAGACGACTTGAACATAGTGTTGGTCATGTGAAGCATCATAGCACCACCACCTAATTGGAACAGTAATTTCAATTCGGGTGCCATCTTTGCCTTCGACCTGTATTTTTCGTGTAGTTCGGCAAAAATCTCATCGTAATCTGTAATATTTTCGTTGACCTGTTCTGCCCATCCGTCCAACTTTACATCGAAAGGGTCAAATTTAGAATTCAAAAATTCCAATCCAGTAATGGCTGCCATCAACATTTTTCCCTGAAACTTTACACTGTTGGATTTTTCCTTTTCAGAAATAATATTTTCATATTCACCTTTCATTTCCTCTAAAGAAGAATCCATGGTGTATTTACGGGTAAGCCTACCGCCTTTGGATTCAATATCTTCCAATTTTCGCAATATCTTAAACTTTTCACGTAACACTTCTACTGAATTTTCCTTGACTGCCATTTTATCAGGGTCAATCGTATTGATTGATTTGAATCCATCCCATGATTTGTCAACTTTGATAGGCCGTTCGTCAAACTGAACACTTGGTCGTGGGGAGTCATTCGTTTCATTCATTCTCGGAAAATCCATGGGAGCATCTACGGATTTGAATTCTACTTTTGGAGTGTTTACTTGAGAAAGTGAATTTAGTTCGTTTTCTAATTTATCTAAATCGGTTAATTGAATTTCACCAGGTTCTTTATCTTTCTTCTTATTGTTCATCAACAACTCTACTCCTGGCAAATTTACTATGGATGGTCCAGGTCCTAAATCAATTGGGTCGAAATTAAGTTTGATTTCCTCTAAACCATCTAATTTGGGGCCAAGTTGAATTGTTTCCATTATGTTTATATAAGAACAATTAATTTTAAGTAATCCGCATTTATATTGTTTAAATACCAAATTGCTTGTAATAATGTATCGGCCAAATCATCTTTTTTCTTGTGTTTTTCGAACCCGGTATTCCAGTTGTTAGCTGCAATTAATTTTCGAACACAATCTACACTTATTTTTTTGCGTTGGGCATACGTAGACGGTCCTTTGTGGAACAGTTTCAATTTATTTACAGACGATACACACACTACTTCGGCGTGTTTCATAATCCAGTATTGCATCACCATCCCTTGTAACATTTTCATACGGTTGGCCAAGGGTCCTATTTGATTTTCAATAACAACAATATCCACTTTGGCAAACCGTTCATATTGTTTCACTAATTCTTTTCCTAAATCAATAGCAGAACAAGTTTTGGCTGATTTACGTTTCACATCAGTCAATTTTTTACTATGTAATTGTTCTACCATATATTCTTTGGTTTCACATTCGGTAATGCTATGTAGTTTACACAATTCTGCTAATTGAGGTTTAGTTAATCCAGATAAGGGAGGAATAGGTAAGGCATGTTTTTTACAAAAAAAAGAAGTATCCCTAAAAAACAAAGCAGGTTGTTTGCATTGTTTTTTATGAAAATGGGTGCAAGTTGGCTGTGGACCTAATAAATCCAACACTTCCCAATCTATAATTTGAAATGTATCCGTTACAGATACAAGACAATGGGCTAAATGCGTAATTCCAATATCAATGGATAGAATCAACATACTATTATTACTAATATGTATTTATTATCTTACTCGTTTATATAATTCGAACACTGTAAGCGCCGCAAGAAGTTGTACAAGTATGTATGGAATCATTAGGGTGGGTTGTTGTTTTCCAGCAAGAGTCATTAATATTGTAACGGCCGGATTGTAATTTCCGCCTGAAATAGGACCACCTATGTAAGCAGCTAAGGCAAGAGCTGCACCGATAGCAAGAGGGTTACCAGTAACAATAATAACATACAAGAAAAAAACAGTTCCTACATATTCAATCAACAATTCTTGCATAAATAAAGTATATATATTATATTTTTACAATTTTGTCTTTTGTTATTTTTACTAAATGAGGATTGGGGGTATCTAATTTTGGAGGAGGAGTTTTCAACTCTTTCATAATGTTAGCGTACGATTTCTTCGGCATTGAATAATAATATACAATTTATTATTTTTTATTTCAAATTTATTTAACATGCATTTGTTACGTTAGTAATACCATCCCATGTTATATTACAATCTTTCGCCCATGTTTGTTTTTGACAAGTAGAATAGTTGCTAAAATCCATTTCCGTGCTACATGTATCCGAAACAGTACCTAAATTTTTTGTATTATAACATTTAGAAGGAGGACAGGTTGACCCTACATCATCTGTTTTAGGTGTTTTATTATCAGGACAACAACCGTATTGTGAAGTGGAACATGTAGAACAATTGCTTCCATTCGTGTCTGATTTTGAAGTTACACCATCCAAACAACAACCGTATTTGGCTGACTTACAGCCACCTACCGATTTTGTTGCACTATCTAAATCATAATAAGAATTATACCAATAATCAGGACAATTATCTGCCACTGGAGGATAACTACCTGTTTTAGATTTTTTCAAAACAATCGCGGTAATAGTTAATGCAACTAGTAAACAAAAGAGTGTGGTGACAAAAACATAATTTTGAAAAGTATTCATTTATATTTCTATATATTTTTATCTTCCAAATATATGAAAGCAAATGGACGAGTTGATATTTTGAATCGACCAAATCATTTAAGTTTTTACGATACTCCTAAAGTATATACATCTTCTTTTCAAGATGCCTTGACCGGTGTATGGATAGATACGCCATTATCTAAAGCTTATTTTTCAATACAAAACCAACAAATCATACAAAATGGAATACGCGCAGGTGTTTATAAATTATCGAATGAACAATATGTAATTTCACAACAACCGGATACTGAAATTAAAATAGCTATGAGAACAATGTTTCTCAATCATTCTGAAAATAGAAATGAAAATATTAAGGAACAAATCCAAGAATTAAATCAATATGTTCTTGATTATTGTATTCCACGTGTCTATGGTGAAGCGCAAGGATATATGAATTATTTAAAGGATGCAAGCACTCTTGTAGTACCAATGGCACGACCTGTTTACACCGCAACAAATAAAACCCTTGAATTGAAACCATGGTTTTAATATTTCTTATACGTGAGGCATATTATTACAACTTACAGTTGGTCTCCATAATTTAGACTATTAAATCATATTACATTTTTTCCTGAATAAAATCCAAATTATGTTTCCCATAATTACATGTATTTGTCCAGCAGCACATAATCTAAACATTTTGAATGAAAAATGTTTAGACCCAATAGTTACCATGGTGTTAATTTATCTCAGGTGTGAGTTGAAACTTAATTTGACATGTGTAATTAATAACAAAACAACAAAACACCAAAAGAAATGTGTAATGTTCCTCGAGTCAAGCTAAGTAAAACCATATATGCAAAAACACAATTATTAAACCAACTAGAAACAACATGTAATCAAGTCAAAATACAATTAAGAGAGAAGTACTATTGCCAGAAGAAATGCAATGTTTGGATGGCTAATTTTATTGCTACCAACAAGTAGACTACTTCTTTTCGACCTTATGGAGGTAAAAAATTAATATTGAGTCATCGTATTATTTTTTTTGAATTCAGGAGTTTCAAATGTTTTAATATAACTCTTGTGAAATGGGTCTTTGTAATCAGGTTCGCAATTATTGGCACAATATCCCATAAGATGATTTTCATCATAGGATTTATTGTAGTCAAAAAAATGTGTATTTAATGTTATCCAATCTTCAGGTGCAGTATAATATTCAGGTATTTTATTGGGCAATGTTTGCACATGTTTTGCAGTAGTCCACCAAAAATTACCAGAATAATGATTTGTTTTTTTTGAGACGTTACATCCATACGTATCATATTTTTGTAATACATCTACAGCTTTTTTCCACAATTGAATATTCCAATACAACATATCTTTCATCCATGATACTACAGTTGACTCCGTTTTTGTATCAAAATGTCGTATTCCTTTTGTATGTAAATAAAAATATAGAGTATCTGACGAATCAATAAAACTATGTTGTTTCATGTGTAATAATGTAGGTCTTTCATAATTTGTACTTTTTCCTATATAAATTATTTTTATTTTCGGGTCTTCGAATCGTTTATCTTCTACTAAAATACTTTTATCGTTTACAATACCAACACGTATTTCACACACTCTATCGTACAATCCATATTTTTTGATACTATCCATGAGGATGTCGTACGATTTCTGCCAATTTCCTTTTTGACAAACATGAATGTATCCAACTATATCTTGTTTTTTGTGTTTTATTGATTTATTTTTTCTTGGTTTAATTTTTCTAGTACTCATACATTTATTTTATATTTAATTTATTTGTTTATTCTATTATTACGCATTAAACAATTATATAACTGATATAAAATAGTGAAAATAATAATATAATGATTCTTCTATTTGGTTCAAAAGGATGGATTGGTTCTAAAGTAATACAATTATTGAAAGACAAAAATATTCCTGTAATGCAAGCTTCAAGTCGTGCAGACGATAGTACAAGTATTCGCAACGAAATTCAAGAAAGTTTGGTACCAATCACGCATATAATGAGTTTTATTGGGAGAACACATGGTATATATGAAAATGAAAAAATAACTACGATTGATTATTTAGAAAAACCTGGGAAATTGGTAGACAATGTTCGCGATAATTTATATGCACCTGTTTCATTAGCACTTCTATGCAAAGAATTGAACATTCATTTTACTTATTTAGGTACAGGTTGTATTTTTGAGTATGACGAAGTTCATCCTTATGGGTGTGAAGATACAGGATTTCATGAAGCATCTTTTCCTAATTTTTTTGGGTCATCTTATTCGGTTGTAAAAGGATTTACAGACCAACTCATGCACCAGCTTCCTGTGTTAAATGTTCGTATTCGTATGCCTATTACACATGAATACAATGAACGTAACTTTATTACTAAAATTACCAATTATAAAAAGGTATGTTCAATACCTAACTCGATGTCAGTGTTAAATGAATTGCTACCGTTGATGATTGAATTAACTTTACGAAAAGAAGTTGGAACTGTTAATTTGACCAATCCTGGATTAATTACCCATAATGAAATTTTAGAAATGTACAAAGAAATAGTAGACCCTGATTTTAGATGGGAAAACTTTACACAAGAAGAACAAAATACAATCTTGTTGTCAAAACGATCTAATAATTGTTTAGATACACATGTGCTTCAATCTTTTTTCCCCCAAGTAAAAACAATCAAAGAATCGGTTCGAGATATGTTAACCCAGATGAAGTTATCGTGAATATTTGCCTGTTTTGAAAAAAGAATCAAGAACAAATAATACAAATACTCCTAAAAATACATAGAGTATTAATTCTTCAGTAACTTGTCCGGTTTTTTCATCTTTTTGTTCTTCTAACAAATAAATCATGTAATTTAATTTTTCAAGGAGTTGTGCATCTTTATTAGGATTATATTCAAAAGGTTTATCATAGATTGGATATTCAGAATCTTCGCTAAATGGTTTTTGGAATGTTTCTTTCTCCATTTTTTCCTTTTCTTTTTCCTTTTCTTTTTCTTTTTCTTTTAATTTATCCATTCCTTTCTTAGGCATATAATTATGCAATTCATCATCATCATCTTGTTGTTCTAGTTGGCGTGTACTTAATAATTTAGGACGTGTTTTAGTTTTTATATTTATTGAATCATCATGAGGAAATGGTGAAGACCAATTCATTAACATTGTATATTATTTTAATAGATTAAAATAATATACAAATACTGAATTAAGGAATATAAAAAATAAAGTAATTATATGATTCTAGACATTTTTATTAGCGTTGTATTGTTGATTTTTATACTTTTTCCAAAATTACTAAAATCTATGAATACACCTGTTGGTAAACTATTATTTTTGGTCTTGATTTATTTCATTATAAAACAAAATGATATTTTAGGAGTTGTTGCTGCAGGTATTTTTATGATTCATGTAATTCAACCAACTGAATCTTTTTCACCTAAACATAAAGGAAAACCTTCTTTATTACCGATGGACGAAACGATACGACCTAAAGATTCAAATCTTATGAGTGTAAAAAGAAATAGTATTGCTCCACCTGGTGAAGAAATATATGGGTCGATTGATGGTCCTGTTGCCAATAATACAATTGGAACCTATTCACAAATTAATCTATAAATAATATATGATTTTACTTTTTTTTGTAGTGTTACTAGTGTTACTCTCTATGCAATTCAGAAAAGAACCGTTTTGTACTAAAAAATCCGTGTTTGAAACATTTATGAATATGTCTTCGTTGAATATTGTAGACGGTTTGCATAAAAGTATTCATCCTTATATTCCTTATAAACAACAATACTACAAATGGAAAAGATATTTACGTAAATAATCTAATGAATGTATATGAAAAAAACATGGAATCTACTTCACGAAAATTTAAATGTACTTAACAATTCTAAATTGTTTACAGGACTTATCATGATATGTTTAAACATTGGGTCTAAATTTATTACGGTAAAACTTTCCCCATCACAAGAAGAATTCATGAAAAATTATGTTGCTAGAGAAGTCCTTATTTTTGCAGTATGCTGGATGGGTACAAGAGACATTTTAACTTCACTTCTATTGACAGGAGCATTTTTTATTGTAACGGAATATTTGTTTCATGAAGATAGTTCTTTATGTGTTGTTCCCAATTATTTGAAAAAAATTAAAAATGCACTAGATACAGATGGTGATGGCATTATTTCACAATCAGAAATTGACAATGCTATAAAACTGTTGACCAAAACAAAAAAGGCTCATACATCTAAAGAAAAAGAAAATGTATTTAAAACATTTTCAGCAAATAAATATTGATTTTATTTTTCAATTATAGAAAAATATAAAATGAAAAAAATAGAACAAGATATCATCTATCACCATTTTATTCAGAAAATTCTTGACCAATTACCTATTTGTTCTGATGTACAATTAGGTATACTTTCCTATCTATCTAACCCACCTAAAATATGTAAATTATTATCTTACAAATTAATACGATTAGGCAACGTTAAACATCCAACTTCTCTTGTACGTAAATCAATCCAAATCGATACTTGTACATCTTTGTTAAAATCATTTGATAGTATATGGGATTTATTTTCAACCTTTTTAATCAAGGATGATGATAAAGACATTATAGAATATTGGTACAATAGATGCAAAATTTAATATTTAGCAATTGTATGGAATTAGCAATCCCAATTATAGCATTAGGTGGTTTATATGTGATTTCTAACCAAAAAAATAAAAAAGAAGCGTTTCACATGCCTACACCACAAATTATGAGTAAATACAAATCTATTCCCCGTGAAAATAAACATTTTGTCCCACCACAATCAGAATCTAATTCAGAATATACAGATTTAGCAGGAAGAACCATGAACATAAATGATAAAACAAAAAATATGGTTCCTTATTTTGGAAAAACAAAAAATATTGGAAATAATTCAAAATCAAATGATGAACGAGATTATACTTTAGATAATTATACAGGTACGGGAAGTTTGCAAATAGCTAAAACTGAAACAGCACCGTTGTTTAAACCACACGATAACATTCAACATGCGTATGGTATGCCAAACCAAACTGAATTTTTACAGTCCAGAGAAAACCCATCTGCGAATATGCATAATGTAAAACCATTTCAAGAAGAACGTGTTGCGCCTGGATTGAACCACGGGTTTACATCTCAAGGTTCAGGCGGATTTAACGCTGGGATGGAAGCCCAATCACAATGGTTACCCAAAACAGTAGACCAATTGCGTGTTCTTACCAATCCTAAAGAATCGTACGAATTGGCCAACCATCAAGGCCCTGCCATTCACAATGTTACTAATCTAGGAAGTATAGGAAAAGTAGAAAAATATTTACCAGATAAATATTACGTAAATACACCTGACCGTTATTTTACAACTACAGGTGCAGAACAAGGAGGTACATTGCGGTCGATTCAACCTAACCCTACTATTCATCGCGCAACAACTAGTCAATCTTATGCAGGTGTAGCAGGAAATGCTGCCGGTGGCGAAAAACAAGGTCAACCCGGGTTGTATCGGGTAGACCACCGGCAACAATTGAAAACAAATCATTTAAATCCTGCAACAACTTCAGTCGACCATAGTAATTTGAATGCAGTGACACAATCCATTGAACTATTACCAAATAATCGTAGTACTACCAAACCTGAATCATTCAATATCATATCAGGGCTCGTGAACGCAATTACTGCTCCTATTACTGATATTCTTCGTCCTACCCGTAAAGAAGAGTTTGGGTTGAGTCGTGTTGGTGCGTTAGGTAGTTCAATTCCACAAAATACTCTCCCCCAATCCGATAAAGTTGCTTCTACCATGAAAGAATCGACTACGTACAGTCCATACACAAAAGGTCAACGTGCTTATCAACCGGTTACCTTAGGTGCTTATCAAGTAGCTGAAGAACAACCGATTTCCAACCAACGCGACACCACAAACGCTTATTATTCGGGTATAGCAGGTAGTACTATGCCTGAACAAAGGTCTTACGGTGCCGAATATAATTCTACCATTAATTCTAGCCGAGGCAACGAAGATAGAATTGCAATGGGTAATACTCAACGGTTTGTTCCCATTATCAATCAATCTACCAACTCTACCAAATCCTCTACCCATACTTCTTACAACGGCATGCCAAGTGCAGTTGTAAGTACAGTTCCTAATGCAGACCAGTTTGGAACACGAGCTCCACAATCCTATGATAACACCGATCGTTTTAATCCATCATTATTGGAATCATTAAAACAAAATCCTTACACGCATTCCATTACCCATAATATGTAAATTATTCATAATAGGAAGGTATATGGATTAAGACAAATTTTTGTTGTTCTCTATCATAATCCATGATAATCGTTAATTGAATTATATTCAACGTTTCTAGTTGAAAGAGTAAAAACAAATATTCTATGTATCCTTCATCGTAATACATATGAGATGGTTCCAGTATAGTTTCACCATCTTGACTATAAAGGATTAGTTTACACTCTACGCTGTGAGAGGTTTTACTAAAATGTATAGATAATTCTTCGTTAGGTTGAAGCTGAATATATATACATTCTTGTAGTAGTTTAGAAAAAATATGTGATTCCATATAATATGTTTTTTATTTATATTTTTTTCCATACTTCAAAAAAATGGGTGTAACAAGGTCCCCATCCACCATTTTCATGATACATTCTACTAAACTTATTTTTTATTAATATGTCATCTATATATTTTTTATGAGATATATCCCAATAATCATTTTCCATTATAATTAATTGAATATTATTCAAAATTTCAGGCATATCCATTAAAATATAATAAAATGCTCCTTCACAATCTAATACTAATGTATCAAATTTTATATTATATTTTTGTTGCAATGCATCAAATGAAATTGTATTTACCCAATTATATCCTTCCTGTAATACATCACTTGGTATAGTTTCCCAATTTTTTTGAATTAATTTTCGTTTGGATAATGCTGAATTTTCTATATGAAAAGAAAAATGATTTAAATTTCTATTTTCTAGTAATTGATTTGCTATAGATGTATCGGGTTCTAATGTTACTAACTGATTATCATTAGTTAGAATAGATGCAATAACTAACGAATTTCTTCCTATATTTCCTCCAATTTCTAATACCTTTTCATGACCTTTTAAAAAACGAACCACCATTTGTTGTTCAGGTATTTCTTCATTGAAATAACCATATTTTATCACTAATCGTGATTGTATATTTAATAAATTTTCATATATATTACGAACTGTTATTGCATCTGTAAGTGTATTTATATGTATTTCTAACGTATCATTGTATTCTGTTGTAATATTTTCATTTACTATAAATATTTTTTTTAAAATTCCATATAAAGGGTCACCAAAATAGTATGTTCTCCTGAAATCTCCATCAGGAATAGTAATTATATTATTATTCGTTAATTTGGATAAACAACTATCAGTAACATCAATTCTAAAATTTTCAATACCGTATAATATTTTCATATTATTTATATCCCCAGAAAATGTATTATATTTTGTATTTTCTAGATAAATACCAATAACATTAAGGGGTATTTTACGACTTAGAAATATATTTGTTTGTTTCCATTCTTCACATCCGACAGTTTCTGGTTGTATTTTATCAAATGCATTTAGAATAATTATACTATGATTAAAAATGAATAACATATCATCTAATATAACATCCTTTTCTTCATTTGCATACCAACATTCATGTATATTTTTCCAACCTCCTTCTCCCATGATTGACATACCATATTTAATTTTTTTAGGTCCATGATATACTCTAGCTCGTGCATTAATTGCATTATCTGCAAGTATATCAAAATTAATATTTTCTAGTAATTTTATATCTGGTCTTATTTTCATATACCAATCATAATTTAAGGATGATTTATAATCGGTAATAAAATCACATATTTTACTAAGTTGTCGTTTTGTATTTATTATTTTATATTTAAATGGTATAATATCTTCATAATTAATAAATTCAGTTTCTTGATTTGTTATACCACAATATTCTACTTCTATATTTTGTTTTTTTATATAATTATTTAAAATTATTATATTATCACACCATTTTGTATTGAATTCATGACCACACAATATTATTAATAATTTCATATAGTATGATATTATTTAGTTTTAAATATAAATAATATCATAGTATAGTATGCCTAGTTTAAAAATGTATCCTATTACACACGGAATAAATAACGCTAATTTTAGAAAAGGTGGTAGTTCTAAAAAACATAAAAAAAATAAGAAAAATAGAACACGTCGTAAATAAAATTGATTTAAATCGGTTATATCCAATAAGAAATAACCAATGAAAGTAACTGCTATACTACTATCTATTATGCTTTCCGTTTCAGCTCTAGAACCTAAATTATGTAAGAATTGCAAACATTTTATACCCAATCCTAGAGATATTAAATTCAGTAAATGTTCATTGTTTCCCAATATACAAGAAGAAAAATATACATTGATTGATAATATCGTGTTTGATATACCTGTTGAATATTTTTATTGTTCTATAACAAGAAATTATAATGATATGTGCGGCAAAAAGGGGAAAAAATATGAAGAAAAATAAACTTAAATCTATTATAGTAACTATTCTAATGAAAATAGTTGCTATACTACTATCTATTTTTTTATCTACATTAGCATTTGAAACTCCGCAACTATGCCTATTTTGCAAACATTGTATACCTAACAACAAATTTAGTAAATGTTCTTTATTTCCAAAAATAAAAGACAATGTAGTGTTACTAAATAAAGACAATAAACCGATGTATTATTATTGTCACACAGCAAGAAATATGAATGACATGTGTGGAATCGAAGGAAAACTGTTTGAAAGTTAAACAATATTAGTTACATAAGGTTTGTAAAAAGGAAGACTGTACCCAGAACTATATCCTACATTAGACAAATATTGCGTGTTTCCACCGCGTTGTCTGCGGCTTTTTCTGTTTCTACTTTTATTTTTATTTCTAGTTTTCCGGTTTCTCAAACTTAATCTATTTCTCATGTATTTCACCTATATTTTTTTTAATTTCAGAAGTTGAACCTCCAAAAATACTTCCGGCTATTTGACCTAATAGCAAAGCAAGACAAATACCTATAATTATGAATACTACACTCCATAACCATTCTAAATTTATTGGTTTTTGAACAGGTTCTTGATATACTACTTCAGAATCTTCATCGGTAGGTTGACAATCAATGTATATTTGTCCATCTCCTGCAAACCCATTTTCAATTGTACCTTTTTCATTGAAAAAACTTTTTCCTTCATGGATTGGTATATAGGCATCATGAATTAAATTGCCTAAATTATCTATAATTTCTTTTCCTACTGTTATACTTCCATGTTTATGGTGAAAAACTACGTATTGTGCATTTGCATCGGGTTGACATGTTCCATAAGGTAAAGGACCTACATAGGAAAAATAAGAACTTTTAGGAATTAAATTATTAGCATTGAAATCTTGGATGTTTAACGTCATTGCTTCACTTGAATTTGTTGTATGTTTTACAATATCTTCTACTAATGTACTTGCTTTATTTGCACTATTTGTTTGAGATATAGTAATGGGAATACAAATAAGAAGACCATTTCTACCTCCTGAATGTGCAATAATTAATTCTGCTTCCGCATATACCCCATCATAGGAATGAATAGATGGTTTAAAAATACGAATTTCGGTAGGAGTATAAGGGACAGAATTAAACATTACGTCACTTTTTCCATCATAGGTAATAATCAGTTGGTCTTTTGCATTTCGCAGTAAACAACTACTATTTCCGTAATTGTACCATAATTTACATTTTAAATTACATTTATCTGTTTGTTGGCGTACAATATTGATGGGTACATTGCATGACATACATATTCATTACTTTTTATTTTTAAAGGCATTTTGTAAAAATCCTTCGGGTAATTGTTTCAACATAGAACTTGCCTGTTTCATTAAAGGTCCTAATTGTCCAGCCAATTCGTGTAATTTATCTTGTCGTTCCATCAACCCATTGGCGGTAGACGTTAACCCTTCTAACGTATTTGCATTCATTGGCGCGTATGCTGCATTATCTGCTGTAGAACTTGCCTCTTTATGAGGTAAAGGTGTTTCAGTTGATTTTGTTACTTTTGTATGCTTTTTGGATTTAGGCTTTTTTTTATTTTCTAAGCCTTCCTGTAAGAATTTACTAGCACGAAATACGTTTGCACTTATAATGGCAATAACTAACGTTAAAAGAGGACTTACTTTAAATATAGTAGCTACAAATGCTGCCAACGAAAAAAATATAAGAGAATTCCAATCATGAGCAGTCACAAAAGCAACAATGTTAAAGACTGCAATCGCAAGAACAACGTAGAATGCAATATTTGTAGTTTCTAAAGAACCTCCACGTTTTTTCATAGTATAGGATACGATAAAAAATTGATTTTATAAAAGGAATAAACTTCTTTTATAAAATGTATGTGTTGGCAACTAGTTTTGAAGGTGAAAAATACCATGTAGTCGATAATATATGGAATCCTGAAGAATTTTATACAAATCAACATGTGAAACGGATGCATCGTCATTCGTTACGCCTAGATATCATTGATATGGTAGAAAAGGAAAATTATGACATTTGTATTTTTAAAACATTTTGGTTATCTATTTTTCAACGAAAAGTACGACATCTGCTTTTTCGCGATTTGTAACCACCTCTTTTTTTTGATTTTCGATTGCGACGGGAGCGACGACCGCCGGCTTGAATATTAATTCTTCGATATACATCTGGACCTCCTCCTGCATTTAACATAAGTACTTGAAATCCACTTACTTCACCAGTAGCACGGTTTCTAAATACATCGGTTACTCTAGCTCGACGATTTCCTTTAGTAGTTATAATAGGTTTTTGGTCTACATCAGGTTGTCCTTCTGCTTCAGCGGCTATTGCATCTACTCTTGCTGCGTCTGCATCGGAAAGAGCAATTGGGCGTGGAGCAATAGGTCCTACGGGAGCAACAGGAAATAGTGGGGCTGCTGCAGGACCGCCACCAGGACCACCAATAGGAAGAGGAGCTGGTGGAGGTGCACCTATTGGACCATGTGGATAATTAGCAGGTTGGTTAGGAAGAGCAGGAGGTAATCCATTGTACGTAGGGTCTGCTAATGGTAATTTACGTAATACAGGTTCAAATTGTCGTAAACTGTCAAATATAGCTAATCTGTCCACATCACTGTTTGCTCGTTGTAATGCTTCTTGTACTTCCATAAATTTTCTATAAATGGTTTGACCTTCACCTGGGTCAATATCGCCTGCAGCTGCAGCTGCAGCAATAGCAGCTGCAACTTGAACATCATTTAAACTATAAACAAAATAATTAATCCAATCATTTAAAGTAGCTACAAATGCACCCTGACGTACATTATATGCCGCCAAATCGTTATCTACTTCAGCTATTTTAGCAGTTATATCAGCATACGTTACAGGATTAGGAATAGCCATACTATATTAACATATAATTATTTTGCTAAAGCGTGAACCAATTCTTGAACGCCTTTTAATTTTGTTAATAATTCGGTTTGTTCATGTTCTATATGTCTTAATCCCGTATCCGATAAAAAATTACGTTCGCGAATATCTTGTAAATGTTCTAAAATACGTTGCATTTGTTCTTGTTGTGTTTCTTTTTGGGTTTGTAATTTTTTATACAAGTCTTCATAATCCGCAATCACATGCTTTAATAATTCATTATCTTCTGCTCGTGCTTTAACCCGTTGCATATTTTCTTTTAACGTATGGATAGATTGACATGTACGATGTGTGCCGTTTGGACACCGATGTATAGGTACACATTTATCATCTTTTTTATAGGACCCAATAGGGCATCTACCGCCTATCATATAAAATTGATATATTATTTTTAATCATGTAAAACGACAAAATGAATCGTGCACTTCTAGAAGAACAAGATTGGGAGTATGATGAATCTCTGCGTATCGATAGAGAACGGGAAGAAGAATTTTTGCGTGAAGCTTTTGCTATACCTAAAGTCGAAGCTAAAGTCGAAGCTAAAGAAACTAAAGAAACTAAAGAAACTAAAGAAACTAAAGTAGAACCTGATGAAGAGCCAAAACTAACAGCATCTCAACTTCGAAACGCACGAATCCAATTTTATGAAAAAAAAATTGATTTAAAAAAATATAGCTAGTAAATGTATCCAATGGCTACTTACGTTGATGCTACCGCCCCTAACACTGTTTCCGCCGTCTCTTTTGGTGAACCTAAGACCAATGCGAGCGGAGGCAAGAATGTCGCACTGTTCCATAATCGTGCGATTTACACTTTTACGACCCCGATGGTCCCATGTTACGGAGTAAATGAAAATAATTTTGATGGAAAGGCACCAACTTACGATATTACAATTCAGCTGGGCAAGGATGATGAATCGATGGCGTTTATCCAGAACATGTTGAACCTTGAACGATTGATTAAAGAAGAAGCATTGAAGCAATCACGCAAGTGGTTTGGCAAGCAGCTGTCTGAGCTAGTGCTTAGTGAATTCTGGACTCCGTTTGTAAAGTTTCCTAAGAACAAGGAGACAGGTGAAGTTGACTTGACCAAGTCTCCTACACTTCGTGTAAAGTTGTCCTATTTTGACGGAGCGTTCAAGTATCTTGAAGCCTACAACGTATCCAATCAGCTTATCTATCCTAAGAACGATGGTGTAACACTCCAGGACCTAATTCCAAAGGGCTCTGAAGTCAAGTGTCTTGTTCGATTGAATGGTATCTGGTTTGCAGGTGGTAAATTTGGATTGACCGGTAAGCCAATTCAAATCATTGTTCGCCCCAAGGCACGCATTATGCCGGGTGTTTGTCAAATGATGATGCCTTCAGTTTCATCAACGCCAGCTGCTGCTCTAGAAGAAGATACTCCGACTCCTCCAGTTGCCAAGTCAACGGAAATGAATGTAAGTGTAGAAGATTCTGATGATGAAGACCCTGATAAGGAATACGCATCTACTCCAGCAGAAACAACTGAAACAGAACCAGTTGAACCAGAAACATCAGAAGCCGTCACTGGAGCATCTCCTCCTCCAGTCAAGCGTCGGCCTCGTGTTGTAAAAAAGGATTAACGTCTTGTTGTCATTGCTGTGTTAGCTCTTGCTCCCATACTTTCACCTCCTGCCCCCCCTTTGTAACTACGTCTACGTCTAGACTTTCTATTTTTTCTGGATTGCTGTTTGCGACGAGTGCCACCAAGTTTGAACAAATTGAACATAATTATAGGTTAGAAAATAATTTTTTAAGTTCAGTAAATTGTCTTTTTTCGGAAAAAAGTTCAATGGTATCTAATAAATTTTTGGGTCGAATAATTTGACGAATGTTTTTTTTTGTTTCTAAAACTATTTCATCCATTTCTTCTAAAGAAGGAAGAAATGTATCTTTTATTAATTTATCTACTATTTTATCTAAAGTTGTATACGATTCATGTATTTGTTTAAAATGGTATGCATAATTGTACGCAATATGCAAATCACTCAACGGTTCTACTAAATAAGGAAAATCATAGTCTTTCACTTCTTGTAATTCATGTACAAAACTTACTTTTTTTATTTTTTGTATAGAATAATATACTTGAAATGCTTTTACATAATATTTAGCCATAGTATAGTGTAATTGTTGTGTATTTGAATATGTTTTACCTTTAAATGTATGTCCTTTATGTTGCATTTTTATAATGGTTAATAATTCTGCAGCAAGTTGATTAGAATAAGTTACATTCATATTTTCGTCACTTTCATGTAAAAAATCTATTAATTTTTTTTCTACTATATCCATACACTATTTGTGTACATTATTTTAAAATTGAAAAATAAATGAAACAATATTTAGTTATACAATGGATTCTATCTTAGAACAATTCAAACCTACTTTACCTTATAATGAAATATCCGATGCAGAATCTTCTGAATGTTGCAGTAGTTGCAGTTCCCATACACGAATGACCGAAGATGGGTTTATGGTATGTTCTAATCCAGTATGCGGGACAGTATCTATTCATGTCATTGACGATGCCCCTGAATGGCGTTTCTACGAAGAATCATCTACCAATCCAACTCGGTGTGGGTTACCTACAAATCCACTTTTACCTAAATCATCGTTTGGGTGTAAAATAGGTCGAAGTGGAAAATTATCGTATGAAATGCTTCGTATTAGTCGTTGTAACGATTGGTTATCTATGCCATACAGTGAAATTGCAAAATACAATGCATTTCAGTATATTAATTTGATGGCTTCTAACGCAGGTATTCCTAAACGAATTGTGGATGAAGCATGTTCTTACCACAGTCAAATATCAGGACACCAAACATTTCGAGGGTTGAACAAAGATGGAATTATTGCAGCATCAATTTACATTGCATGTCGAATTGAAAATTATCCTAGAACAGCAAAAGAAATTGCACGAATGTTTCATTTGGACAGCACAAGTGCTACTAAAGGATGTCGCAATGCAATGACCATCATCAATGAACTAGAACAAAATAAAGTAAATACATCTCAAATCAAATATACGAATACTACCCCCTCCTCTTTTATTCCACGATACGCAAGTCAGCTACATATGGCAAGTAATTATATTAAATTGGCTAATTTTATTGCTATGAAAATTGAAAAAAATAATATGATACCTGAACATACGCCCAATTCAGTTGCTGCTGGAATTATTTACTTAATATCGAATGAATTTGAGTTGAATATATCTAAAAAGGATATTCAACTGATTAGTGATATTAGTGAAGTGACTATCAATAAATGTTTTAAAACCATCGAGCATATCAAATCAATGCTAATACCTTCCAATGTTTATGCAGAATTTAAATCAAGGACGTAATGTAGGATTTACACATAATTCTTCTGTAGAGTACACTTGTGTTTCACATGGTGTTTTTTTGTCTACCTTTACACAACTTCTTACCCCTTTCCATTCGCCTACATAACAATATCCGCCTTGAATAGTACTTGAACTTTCATCCGGAGCAGGTGTTTTTACACGAGGTTTAGGTTTTCTAGATAATTTATTCACTACGGTTTTTGAACCTATGGATGTTTCATCCACTATATTTTTACTTAAACTAGAAGAAAATGTAATAAGTAAATCTATTGTATTTCTTGCAAATTCTATAAAATCAACTATGATAGAAAAGTAAGGACTTACAAAATAATAGACTAATCCAATAATAATACAAATAACAATATAATACCCTCGGTTAGATGGTTCAGGTATTGGTTGCACGTCCATATATTAATCATATGAAATTAATATTTACGACTTTTTCTTTTATTTTTTCTATTTTTTTTTGTTTTATTTTTTCGTTTACCACCAATTTTTTGTCCTGTATTAGCTTGAGCTTTAGCTGCACTATCCATACGTAATTGGGCAGATATTAACCTCTCATTATTTGTATTTGGATTCTCAGGAGACACTTGATGTCTTGCATTCACTGTTTGTGGTACGACTACACCTGCTCCACCTGTCTGTGATATTTTACTTTGAGTAGCTATACGTGCATTCATTTGGTTGATTGCATTTTGTTTAGGAGTTGCTCCATTGGTATCATACACCTTTTGCGAAAAATCTCTCATAATCTATTGTGTTATTTTTTTAAATATAGAATATGTTTAGTAAAATATGAACGATAACGAAAAATATCAATTACAGCAAATGATTGAACAAAATAAGGTAATTGATAACACGAATGTTCTTCGTGAATTAAAACACAGTTCGGAAATTAGTAAATGTGTTTTAAAAATGCTCGAATTAAAAAATTCACATCATGAATTATTACAAACAAATAAGCCTAAATTTGAAGAACTTGTCTTAAAAGAATGCAGTTTTCTTTTTTTCAATTACATGCAATTATACAATACCATATTGAAAGAAAATTTGGATATGGACATTATGAATTCATTATTAACTACATTAAGAAAAATCGAAAATGGTGAATGCGACCAACATGAAGGAAGTTATGAAGTAGGAAAATTATTAAAAACCATTTATATTGACGGAACTCTAAAAGATATTCAAAAACATGACGAAGAAAATAAAATAATATTCAAACAACCAAAAACAATTCAATGGTCTGAATATAAAAAAAATATGTAGTATTACTATATGGTATTTACTAGTTCAAAACTTGGTGGTGGATTTAACGGAATTTCTCCTAAGGCAACATTGACTACGCAACAAGGTAATTCAAATGTAGCACCTTTAGGTGAAGCAAGCCAAATACCTTTAGATAGAATGTATCTTCGTAAAGCATTTCCTACCAATACATTTAGAAATAAATTTATTTTAACCAATAAATGGGCCCAAACACCTTTTCGTGTTGCAATGAACGCAGGTGATTTACTTCTTCGGCAATCTGAACCAGGAGGAACCAACCAAATAAAAGGTTCTGTAGGTATTGGTCAACACAGAAATACGTTGGGTTCTGCTGATGGTGTTAAAAGAGGAGATGGTGCTTCCGGAAATCAGCATTATGTCTATGATTCTTCTGTATACACTACTTATAAACGTAGACTTTCTAAAAATAAAAATTATAACGATTCCAGTTTTGGGGGTGATGAAAATCATTCTACTTTTTCACCTATTATGGCGGTTCGACGGCGTTAATTTAAAATATATACATATTCTATGAGATCGATTGGGGTTCATCGCGAATCCATTACTACACTTGCTTCCGATACAAATTCGCATGACCAAGATTTTGCAGTACAACGTGAAAAGGCGCGTCAACATGTAAGAGAAAATATGATTAAACAGGACAAAGTTAAAAAAGTTGGGAATTTAGATAGTTCGCAACGAACATCTATCATTTCATCCGATTTAAGCAGACCTACAATAGAGAGAACTGCCTATGCATTAAAAGATGGCAATGATGTAAAAGCTGCATTATCTCGTGTTAGAAACAAAGGATGTGTACCTCCTAAAAAAAAATAGTAAATATATATGTCGAGAAGAAAATCCTTACACTATGGCTCCTATTTAGCTAAAATGAAACAGTCTATATAGATGGAAAGGTATAAACCACATCAACATATGAAAAAATTTAAAGAATGGAGAACTAAAAATCTAAAGGAGTCATAACAACGAAAAAACCTTTATTGGTCTACTTTTTATTAAAAATTTAACGAATTTTGCATCATAACATATTTAAAATAATATTCAGGAAAACTATATATATTAGATGTTGGTAATGAGGATAATTATTATTTTTGTGTAATCCTAGAGGTATTGATATAACTACAAATTATTAGTTAGAATTTATTCAAGGAGATAAAAGTCTCTGTTACTCTCGGGTTACTTTTTCATAGTATTACGAATGAACAAGAAAACTAATTTAGACTATTTTACCCAATACATTTTTGTGTATTGAAACACGAAGTAATACCGACAATGATAATAGAAGGTTACTCATTACCGTAGTAACATGAAATAATTAATTGCACTATTTAACAAATATAATTTTGTATAGAAAGTATTAATTTAGCTATAAAGAGGAATATTGTATACGAATTATTTGCAAAAAATTAAAATGCTAATATATGGAATCAAAATTAAAAACTTTTTCAAACAATTCAGATAGAATTCAATATCTTCAACAACAAACGAATTATAAAGATGTCAAAAAATTACCTACCTATTATCCATCTTATGCATTTAATTTATCGTTAACCAATGGATATAAAAAATGTAAATGTCCTAACTTAATTCGGTATTAAACTATTTATTACTTTCATAATAAAGATTTTATTATGTTGGTATACGGAAGTCTGTTAAATCATTACTGGTTTGAATTACTTTAATTTAATCTATTTTTGAGAGATTAAAGGTTTCATAATTTATTTGTATAATATATGAAGTTTTGTTTTAATCTAGATGGAAATAAAAAATGTTGGCCTCTACCTAAATTACCCAATGGAACATTAAAGCCTAATAATGGAAACATGTCAACCAAAATGCGACGTTCCCTACAAATTAAATCACAAAAATTTAATGGTTCTTATTTTAAAAAGGGTGAAGGACCAAAATAAATTATAAAAATATATTATTTATTATATGTATAATTTTAATTACGACTGTAATGAAACAAAATGTTGTAACGAACCTGGAGGAATTACAGGGTCGGTTCAACATAATGGTGGGAACAATAGATTTGCAGGTAATAATTTATTTCGATATTATGATTCAGATAGAAGTAGTGCACATGGAACATTTACAGTTGAGGCAGGGCATACAGCTGTTACCGGAATTAATACATTATTTAACAATGAATTACGTGTTGGAAAAAAGTTATATATTAATTTAACTACAAGTATAGGAACGATACATTCTATCGTAAATAATACTACTTTATTTCTTACCGAAAATGCAGACCTATCTTATACAAATAACTCTTTTTTAACAAGTAATTATAACATATTACAAATGGATGGAGATTTTTTACCTTCTGAAACTAATATACATTCATTAGGAAATTCTGAAATGTACTGGAAATCGTTACATGTTGGACCCGATACAATTACATTACATAATGGAACCACCCAAACTGCTAATATTTCATTAACCAACAGTAATATCATTTATTTAGATACAGGGTCATCCGTACCATATAATATTATAGGCCAAGATGTCACTCCTGGAGGAAATGTAAATGGGTGGAAATTATATACAGATGGTACACCTGGTACAGATACATATGATTTATTAGCAACAGAAGTGAATATTATTCCAGGGTCACCTATTATTTCAGAAACATATTCATTGATTCGTGGAAGAACTGGGTCAGGTAATGGAGCCACTGGAGTAACAGGTGCAACAGGTGCAACAGGTGCAATAGGTGCAACAGGAGTAACAGGAGCCACTGGAGTAACAGGAGCCACTGGAGCAACAGGAGCCACTGGAGTAACAGGAGTAACAGGAGCCACTGGAGTAACAGGAGCCACTGGAGTAACAGGTGCAACAGGTGCAACAGGAG